CGGTATCCACTTTGTCCAGTTGATGATCAACCTCCATTTCAGGGGGTGGATTGAGCACCGCCTTGTACGCCTGTATCTGATTGAGGAAGGCTATGCACTGTCCGTCAGACTGTACCACCTGGTTGCCACGCTCCGACAACCCCTTCTCCAGCTCCTTGATACGCTCCTCAATCTTCTCACTGGTTAGCATCAAACACCGCCTTACTGGTTAGCGTCATAGATGGTCTGCATGCCGTCAACGCCCCGGCCCTTGAACCATCCTATCATCTTGTCCCGACGGATACGATCCGCATGGGAGTCAACCAGGCTCTGGGCGATGTCCTCCGCTGTTACTGTAGTCTCCTCAGTGCTCTGCTCAGTCGCCTGACTGGACAGTGCCGCGTCACGAGCGGCTGCTGCGGTAATCGTGTATTCTGCCATTAGGCTGCTATCCTTTTTAGGGTTTCCTGGGCCTCTTTCAACTGTATTTTCGTCTCATTCAAATCTCGGGCCAACTGCCTGATAGCCCCGTTATGCAGTCGTTGTAGCTGGGTGACGTTGGTCATACCACCCTCTGCCACCGGGGCACCGAGGACACCCGCCTCGATCAAGTCCTCTTCGTGATACTTGGCGAAGTCCTCGAAGTCGGTGCGGATGACCGAGTCAGGAGCGACAGCCATATCGTAGGCAGAGATTAGCGCGACGTCGTCGTGGGCATCAAATGTCTGAGCACTCGTTACTGAGTAGAGGTCGCCATCCTCATCTACCAGTAGCCGAGTCACACTGCTGCCGCCTACTCGGGCACGTACGCCGAAGACGTTCCCATCTGAGTCAATGTTGTCCAGCCCATTCGAACCATCATGCTGCATTACATTTATTTCCGCCAAGCACCGACCGGCTGTCGTCTTAGTCGTTTGCGGCGTTCCGCCGATGGACTGGATGTCGAGCACCAGCACATTGGCCGAATTCTCCATCATTGCTTGCATTCGGCAGCCGCCTACGGATCCTGACAACTTGCCAATCGCAAAATAATCGTCTGTCTGAACGTCAAGAGAGGTCACATCCCCCAATCCCGTTACAACATCACCTGTGGATTTTAACGTTAAAATTGCGGTATCAACAGTCCCCTGGTTCAGCGTCAGGAGTCCGTTGGGGTCCGTATCACCTATGCCGACGTTGCCATCGGAGCCGATTCGCATGACCTCTGTCGGCGCAGCGTTCGCGGTTCCGTCCCGAGTCGCAAAAAAGAGGTCGCCCTGCGTGTACCCCGACGCGCTCGTGTTTATATAGCCGATGACCGCAGGCGGCTGCGTATTGTAGAGCTGGCCGTTGTCATATCCAAAAGCAATTTGCGCCACATTCCCCACTGCTGAAGCGGACCCAAGCCATAAATGCGCGTCAGTGCCTATGACTGACTGTTGCGTAACACGGATACCGATGCCATGTTCTGCGCCGCCGGTCACGACCAGCGGCAACGCCGGGGTCGCCGTGCCTATGCCGACGTTGCCTGTAGCGCCGTCAATGGTCATACGCTGGGCTGTGGCCGTCCAGAAAGACATATCTGCCGTTGTGTGGTCAATAGAAAGCGCCAACCCTCCGGAACAAGTAGAACCCGCCTCAAATAACATTGAGTCAGCAATGTATTTACCTGACGTGTTATAACCACTGCTGAAAGCGTAAAGTGTGCCGCCACAAGCGTCGGCATCAATTCTGAGTGATGCGCCTGCTCCAGTCCCCGAAGTGTTGTTGTCAATCTGGATATTTGTTAGAGCATTTTGATCTTTCTCCACTTCGAGTAACGCCGAAGGGCTCGCCACGCCTATGCCGACGTTGCCGTCTAAGTCAATGCGAACAGCCTCAGAATTTGCGGCGGTCATAAACCTTACTTCCGCGGAGGTCTTGTTACTCCCCATGGTCAATAGACCGTCCGTCTCAGCGTCGGAGTCCCAAGAAATTATGGCTTGATTGTTCCCCCCTGTGGCATTGCCAAAATAGATGTTTGCTACATTTCCATCAGGAACTAGTATACTCATCCCATTATGAGTACTATCTTCAAGAACAAGAAGATTGGCGTTGGTGGCTGCTGTTATAGTTCCAGCCGTCGCCTTGTGGACATGAAGATTGCCATCTGGGTCCGTCGTGCCTATACCGACGTTGCCACCCGTAATACCAAGGGCGTTACTTGAGTGCGTAATAAGGACATCGCCAGAATTGAAGTCCAGCACCGCGCCAGAGGTGAAGAACATATCATCACCTACGTAGGCGTCCTTGACCCAGGCGATGCCTCCTGCCGTCTTCAGCGAGGCCGCAGTAGTAGACGTGGCCTCTGTGGCATCCGAGGTAGAGAGGACGCCAGAGCCGGTGATAGAGGATGCTGTAGTGACCGTCAGAGCTGAGGTACCCGCGACCGTGAGGCCGGCTGCACCTACGAGCTTGAGATCATCCACGCTCTCATCCCAGAGCATATAAGCTCCTGATGTTGCCCCAAAGAGCTTCACGTCATAGCCGGTATCGTTAACCCCGACAGTGATAGTGCCTGAATGCGTCTGGTTGCCCTTGCTCGTAATGGTCGTAGTGTCGGTGCCATCGAGGATACCGATGTTCAGCGTCCTCGTCCCCGCCGTCGCCAGGTTCACGTTCTGATCTACGTTATCATTGGCTATAGAGATCGCCCCGCCACTGCTGTTGACCTGTATCGCCCCAGTAGCATCCAGATCGACCGACGCTGTATTGGTGGTAGCCAGGACGCGGGCATCGCTGATGCCTATAATTGTGGAGCCGCCCTCCTGGATGTTAACACCGCCCGTGCCATTAAGCGTCAAAGCTCCAGCACTGGTAGACCACGTTGCAGCCGTAGCAGAGGTAATGGTCAAGGCGCCACCAGAGGTAGTGAGGTTCGAGGCCGCAGATGAGTCTATAGACACCCCGGCGCTGTCTATTGTAACAGCCCCCGATGCATTCAGATCATAAGCGGCAGTGTCTATGTTAAATTCAGTCGAAGAGTTCAGATCTACTGTAGGGGCGGTAATGTCTAAGGTGGTGCCAGCATTGACCTCCAGATGCCCATTAGACGAGGCGATAATGTTTTCCCCGCCTGCTGCATCGTGGAACGAGAGCTTGGAATCCCCAGCCAGCACAAGCTCGTCGGCACTCTCATCCCAGAGCATATATTGGCCGCTGGTAGCCCCAAAGAACTGGACATCGTGGCCCGTATCATTGACACCCACAATGACGCCCGAGGCGTTGATGGTCATCACCTCAGTAGCCGTACCCAGGATCTTAGGCTTGAAGGAAAACTCGCCAGAGACGGCGCCAGTCGCATCAGAAGTACACAAGACATCCAGACTAGCGAACTCTATCTGCGTATCCGCATCGTCAGGCATCTTCCAGACGATACCTATACCGGAGGCGTTGTCGGTCATGTTGCCACTATCTTCGGGATTCCACTCAAGGAAGGCCATGTCCTGCACCGAGCCCGCGGCGTTGGCGTCCTCAAACCAGCCCATGAGTTCAAAGCGTACGCCGGTAGAGCCATCCTGACCCAAGACCGTAGTCGTCGAAGCGTCGAGGATCTTCATAACGATGTCAGGGTTAGTATCTACCTCCGCTCCACCTATGGCGTCCCCGGTATTATCCCTAAGGCTGTTATCCGTCTTCGCATCAAATACAGGTGTAGGCATTATATTTCCTTTCAGGCGGCAATCTGCCGTGCCGTTATCTCCGCTTCCGTGATGATCCCCGCCACCTTGAACCAATCGTCCGTACCGCTTGTCTGGCACTGTACTCTGAGATTATACCCCCGCGATACCTTCTGGGGCCTGAGCCACTTACCTGCCGACCCTGTGCCTCCCCAGATGGACGCACCCCACTCTCCTACCCCCCAGCCATCCACGGACCCTAAATCCGTCAACGGCTCTAATGAGCCCCCAGGGGCGGAAAAGCCCGCACGACCCATAGAGAAGGATACGTCCACCGCGTAGTTGCCGTTAGCCTTCACATCCATGAAAATCCGATAGTACCGCTTCATGTAGTGCGGTGCCCCCTGTGGCTCCTGAGAAGTCTGGAAGCGAGCGACGTAGGGTGACTGGTCTCTATCGTAATCCTGATGCATCTGATAGATACGACCATTAGCGTCACCGATGACCGAGATCATCTCATTGTTAGAGAGGAACTGTGTCCCTGCCGTAAGCTTGTTAAAGTCGTGGTTCGTCCACCGTGGTCTCGTCTTACCTAATGCCGTATTGCCTATCACGCCCTCTGAGGGCAAGGAACTACCCGTACCATACTGGCAGTAGTACTCCGCCCTGTCCTCATCGAAGAGCGACCAGGAGGTAGCCTGCACCGTCTTATCCCTACGATCTACCAAGGGTTTGATAGGCTCGGAGATGTTCACCGGCCTGAAACCACCGGACCGCTCCGTAGGGGCTATCGCCTGTATCCCGTTATCACTCAAGAAGTATAACGCCCCCTCAGAGATGCCGGATCCCTCCTTGATTGTGAAGTGAGAGGTGCATCCTATGCTACCGGACACCCGCCAGAGACTCGTAGCCTCGATGGTACTCGTCGGGTCCATATGGAAGGTACGGTTCCTCTTAAAAACAAAGAGGTGATCCATGAATACCGTTAAACCGGTGATAGCCCCAGATCGTCCGTCAGCGGCGAAAGACCCTCCATTCGTCGCCCAATCTTCAGCGTCATCAACGCCGGAATAATGCAGGGTAGAGCCGGTAGCCATCCATAGTCGTCCCAGCCACTGGACTGGAAACTTACCTAAGGCAGGAGGAGATCCGCCTAAGGCGCTCACGGCGCCACCGGTATACTTCTGCGGAGCGTCTACACCATTCGTCAAGACCGTCATCAAGGTGCCGGAGATGGCACCGAAGAAGTCAGCGGCGGACCATCGGGTGTCCGTGTCCGTGTCAAAGCCGGTACCGCCGGTAGAGGTAGATAGGGCCGTGCCGATAGCCGCCGTCTCGGAGATGCGCCCTGAGGCATCGCAGACCAGCAGTTTCGTGCCCTCATCATGGTCGAAGATGCCGGTGACCCTGGCGGTGAGGTCGGTGGTGCCGCCGATGCGGTTAACACCCCTCATCTTCTCCGGCTCGGTATTACCGCGCTCATAGACCATATTCAGGCCCGCCCACATATACCCCTTGGGGAACTCAGGACTGTGGGGCTCCGTAAGACGGTAGATACCCTTGGAGTAGTCGTAGTTAGCATAGTCAGCCACGTTAATTAGCACTCCAATGGACAATAAGACTTATACAATCGGCGGAAGCCGCCGAGGTAGTGGTTAAGACCAAATCCCCCGTACCGCCTGAGGCAGTCTTCACTAAGCCACCCTCATTATTAACCAATGAAAAATCAAAATCTTTCCACTCTGCTCTCTCACCTAAACATGATCGATAAATAAACTCATCTGATGTAGCGTCAAACTCTAGAGTAAAATCAATTCCCGTAGTACATACATACCTGATATGATTAACTCTCAAGAAGGAAGTATGCCCGCTCGAGAGAGCTGAAATATCTACAATAGAAGAGTCAGTAAGGTTATTAGTATCCGTCCATAGGGCGGTCCATATAGTAAACCCATATCTTCCGCTTTGCCGTTCATATTTCTGGGGGGTAGGAGCAGCCAATTTACTTCCCTACCACCTCTTCGCCGACTTATTGTCGAAGGCTGTTAATGACCGGACGGGATATCTACCCCTGGCACCTCTACGGAAGGTAGCCACCTTAGGACTCTGGTCCCTACGGGTGTCATTCTCCCTCTTGACCAACTTACCTAAACCCCGCTCGTAGAGAGCCCACTCCTCAGCGGCGTCATTGTGCATGTTCTCATAGCGAAAGGCCCTCCACTTCATACGGGATTCTACCGCATCATAAGCGATCTCAGGAGCGTCACCGGCGAAGAGGTTGGTATCGAAGGTTGTATTCTCCGAGTAGAGGATTGTATACCATACATCCATCAGGTAGTCATCATCGGGGTACGGCCATAAGAGGATGCGGGGGTTGTCGGAGGAGTCCCTAGAGAGCCTGGAGAAGAAGGCGGGCCTACCGGAGGCTACCCTGTGCAGATCACCGCCGGAACGCTCCATCAGTTCGTTGAAGTTAACCGGATGTACCTGCCGGTCTGGGGACCACCGTGACAACGCCCAGCCATGACCGGAGAGACCGTAGGTCAGGTACTGCACCTCATCCAGGTCTGAGTCGGAGAGGCTGTAGGTATCCTGAAAGGTATCATAACCTATGGCCGTGCTGGTGGTACCCTTGTACGCTACCGCTAACGTTATCGTATGTGGATTTGAGACACTGTCTACCGAACTGATCTCGTAAGAGGTCTGGTCGGAGGTGACCCTAAACCACATAGACGTAGTCACGGAACCGAAGTTCTGAGCGTTAGCCCCAGCGGAGGTTACAGAGGTGACGGTGGTAGAGGCGTTGGTGACGGCGACGGACTCCGTGGAGACATTGTCTGTCGTCACCAGCGTCGTATGCTTCAGTCCCCACTCATAGTCCACCGTATTGAGGATATCCCGCTCACCGTTGTTGGCCTCCTCGATGAGTAACTCTTCAAGGATATTGCCGGAGGTGAAGGAGGTTACCTCAGACTCACCGATAACCTTCAGGGCGCTGTTGACCGCCGTTCCCAGCGTTTTCGGCATGACTAAGTACTTCGACCTATAATGACGATGGAGACCTCATCGAGATTAGCGGCACTGAGAGTAGTCAAGAGTATATCACCGGTGTCGGCAGGCGCCTGACCATCCCAGATGAAGCCCTCGATGGACATGAAGTCTAGAACGACATTACCCACCACACCGATAGGATGACGGTAGATGATCACATCCGAAGAGGCGTCATCAAACTCCAGCGTTGCTGATATTCCAGCGGTAGCCGTTACCGCGACAGAATGAATACGTATACGGTTGGTGAAGTTCAGATCAGAGAGGTTGACGACGATACTGTTCGTCAAGTTGTTCGTGTCGGTCCACACCGCACTCCAAGTAGCGACAAAAGCCTTGCCGTTCTTGTAGACGTTGGTGACCGGGGTTGGAGCAGCCATATCTTACCTTTCGCCTTGATCGGCCCCTAATGAGTCCGAGGGTAGTAGGTTGAAGTATGGTGAGGGCCCGAAGACCCTCACCATAGAGTAATTAAGAAGCTACAGTACTAGGGAACAGACGGGCCGACTGATTTATAGCGTCAGCCTCGTAGTTCTCTGCACACATGCAGGAACCAGGATCGAGCATACTCCCCAGAGTGCCGCCGCCCAGGATATTATTGGCGATGATCCCTGTCGCCGCCGCCGAAAACTTAATACCGGCAACAGACTCAAAACTCCGATTGCCCTCGATAAGACAGTTGGTGTGCGCGACGGTAGAGTTGATAGACCCTACATCCCAAGCGTTGGTATCCGTGCCACCATTAAAGACGTTATTCTTAACTTCCAACCTGTTGACGCCTGCTGCTTCGATCTCGATAGCGGCATCGGGACCGTCGGCGGTGACGTAGAAGCGGTTGCCCTCAATCGTCAGTTCGTCACCGGCTCCTTGGATGGTAATAGTCTCAAGATCATTAGCGCCGCAGTTGAACGAGTTATTGCGGATGGTACAGTTCGCGGCAGCGACATCGATACGAGAGGTCGTAGCCGCCGTGCTGGCCGCAAAGTTCAGATCCTCAATAACAATATTAGCTCCCGTGACATTGATAGCGTCAGCGGACGATGCAAGACTGCTGACGATACTCGACGGATGGACAGCCGTACTGCCCTTGGTGCCCGTGAGGGTCACGTCATCAAGGTCCAGTGCTATAGCCGACGTGATTGTTATAGACCCAGGCAACAAGACGATAGTATCACCACGACTGGCCACACAGGAGGCGTGAGCACCCCGAGTTCCGTCGATGGTTGCAAAAGGTTGCTCGGGCGTGATGCCCACCCTACCAGAGCCATCAGAGGCACCCTTGCCGTTGAAGGCTACCGTACCACCACCGACGAAGAAGACGGCACCACCAGGCTTTTCCTGGTTGATCCATCTCCCATGTACATTAATCAGATTAGCCATTACTTACCTTTCGTTTGTGTAGGTGGGGGTTTGGCCTCCCGGCTACTCCCCCCTCCCTGACTTAGACCCTATATACCTTCTATAGGGCGGAATTTGCTACACGCCAGCCTGATGCTTTCTGAGATAGACCAGGGCGAGTTCAAGTTTTTCGGCAGAATCACCAAGATTACCTATCCCAGCATTACAGGCACCACAGAGAAGACCTCTGACCTTTCCGGTATCATGACAATGATCAACCGACAGATCGTTCTTATTCCGCAGTTCCTCTTTCCCGCAAATGGCACATACGCCTTCCTGGCTCTCAAGAAGATCGTTGTAGTCCTCAAGACTCATCTTGAAATACCTCTTAAGATGCATCCTTTTTACGGCATCAGGATTACTCTCTCGCCATTCCTTAGCATACATATTCTGATATTGGCGAGCTTCTTCTGTATTTCTAAGTGGAGCATGAACCCATTGGGCATTATCCGGTCCGAGATCCCTCGTCATATCCACTCGGCGTAAGAAATGGCGCTTAGAAGGTCGATCTCCTACATCCTCAACGAACTTCCAAAAGTCCTTATCCCACACCTCGCAGATATCCTCAATATTACTACGACGATGCCATGCCCAGTGGTTATATAATGGATGCTTCTCCCGACTTCCCCAGTCCTTGGGACGAGTGGAATCAAGGTGGCCATGTCTCTTTAGTCGTATACGATGTTTATCGCATAATCCCTTGGAAACAATCAACCCATCACATCCTACCACTGAACACTCCTTCTTTTCTTTAACAAGAGCCATGATATACCCCATATATTAAGAGTAGAATCTCTACCCTTAATATATGGTCTATACCCCGTGTTGTCATACGCCAGCCACCCCAAAGACGCCTCTAGGATCAGACCAGCCACTGCTCTGCGAAAACATCAAACTGACCTTGTGGTCCTTGGTCTCAAACTCTTCCTCGTAGTCCGTCCACGGGGTCTCGCGCTCATAGAGCAGGAGGAAATGGTCGGACTTCTTGGCGACGAGGAACCACGCATCCGTATCCGTCAGATAGTGCCAGACAGCCGCTGAGGTGCTGTCATACAGCGGGTTGGAGGCGTTGGTATCGTTCTCTGGGGAGTACATGCTCTTGAGGTAGCGGTGCGCCTCAAAGCGCAACTCCTTGGGGATCACCAGTAGTTCAGGCTCTATCATCAGCCTCTTCCCGCCACCGTCACGGAAGTCAGAGAAATCGATATGCGCCTGCTCCAGCGACGTCTGTGAGAGGTCGGCGCTGCTGGAGAGTTCGTTGGCGTAGGTGGAGCCGTCCTCACGGACATGGGCAGAGCTAAACAGCTCTACGCCGTCAGCACCGGTGAAACCGGAGTCAAAGCCGTTGTTGAGATGATTCGCCAACAGCGTCTCCTCCGTAGCTACCGCCATACGCCCCAACTCTGCCGCCTGCTGCTCCATGGTACCATACAGGTCCTCACGGAACATCCTGCGGGTGATACGCATACCGTTACCGTAGTCTACATGGGTAAAGGTCTGCCTGAAACCTTCGTTGAGACTGACGTACGCCAGCCCCTGACCTTCAGCAACCTCAGGCATGATGCCCGCGCCGCCGGCGGTCTGCGTGTCCTCACGGTACTGCGTAGAGGTACGCACGTTGAAGATCTCACGGCCCTTACGTGGCCGCTGTTCCCACTCATCGAAGATGACGATGTCGATGCCTCGTAGCGTGGTGTGGTTGGCCCACGCGCTGGTCTCCATTATGCTAGCCATTATATACCTGCTACGAGTTTGTTGATGTGCTCATTGGGCCGGACAACAAACCTTGCGTGTTCCGCTAGGGTCTGGCCGACGACGTTTGCCAGGTCGTGCATCTTCCACTGTCCTGCCGAAGTGCTTACGGTGGAGATCAGCAGTTCGTGACGTGAAAGGCCGGTGTTAGCGTCCCCCGCCGTCACTGAAGTGTCCGAGGCGGCATTCATCATATTCTGGTTCGCCGCTGTTCCGGTGACGCCCTGAACCGTATACCGCTGGTCCTGATCGTCATGGACGTGGATCGTCCCGGCCGTCAGCGTAGCCAACTGACCGGAGGTCGCACCTATGATCTTGATCTCAGAACCGTCGGTGCTAGGCGAAACATTACCGTCTGTCGTAGCCCCTACCGTCCCCGCCACAACACAGTCCCCGGTAAAAAACGCCGGGGCGTTGGTGACGACTACATTGTAGGGCTGCAGAGGACAGACAGGCGCCATGACCGTAAAGCCATCTGCTCTGTCTAGATTTGCCATGATACTTTCTCTTCGTTAAAGACTGCGCTCACCGCGCTGGTCTCTGATGTGCATAAACCCCTCACGTACGCCCTCACGCTGGCGTATGTTACCCCTCTCTAACCCCCGTCCCAGGCTGTCGGCACGTTGCTGGGCCACCTCCCTGGGTAGCCCGTCAGCGAGAAAGCCCTGGTAGGCCTGCTCTTTGATGTCATCAGGATGGTTACCGACACGCTCCTCTGCCCGTGATCGTAGCTGGTCCTCGGTCTTGCGGGCCTTGACGGCCCGACGCTTGTCCACGGTAGTCTTAGGCAGTTGGAATAGCATCATCTCGTTGGACTTCTGCAGTCCATCTTCTGTACTATTCTGCTTCTTCATATAGTTCTCACCCTTGAAGGGCACCGGCTCACCACCTTGGTTACGCCAGTAGCTCACCTTATCGGGGGAGGCCCAGCGGAGGACATCGCCCTTCGCCTCAGCCTCCCGACGTACATCAGGGTCTATAGCTAAGAAGTCTACCTTGTCTACCTCATCGAGGATCTCCAGGCCTAGACGCTCTTCCACCGTCTCTTCTCTGACACGGTCATTATTCTCAATCAGTCTGGGCACCAGCGTCTGCTGTTCGTAGGCCATGATGGACTTGTGTTCGTGTGAAGAGCGGATATGAGCCTGAAAGGCCTTCTCCTTGTTGCTCTTGGTGCCGTTACTCCAACCACACCAAGGACACTCTTCGGGATTAGCGTGAGAGTTGTAGATGTAGAGGACAGCCTCAGTCAAAAGGCCTTGGGTGGTGTCAACGGTTACTTCAGTCATTAGTGTTGTCCTTCCCGAGCCTTCTGCTTTTCAATAGCAGCCTCTAGTCGTTTGGGGTCCATGCTTGATAATCTACCGAAGGACTTCGTTAGCTCTCCGGTCTCTACTTTTGTTTCCTTTGGTGCCGCCGATCCTCCTGACGGCTGCAGTGGATTGGTAGGTGCCTGAAAGGTGGGCTTCTCTATGGCGCCGGACATTAACATCTCAGTATAGAGTGATTTGGTGAGATGCTTCACATCCTCGGGACGAGCGGCCAACTGCGGGTCAGTCTGCATCTGTGACTGCACCGCCGAGTGGATCTTGCCCGCACCCTCCTTATTCAGCATGCCCTTAGCCATCATGTTCTGTAGGGTATTGCTGACGTTCGCCACGGACGATAACCGCGAGGCTACCGCCGCATCTCCGTGCTGTGCCAGTGCTATAGCCTCATCACGAGAGACTAGGCCGGCCTTCTTGATCTTGTAGTCCACGGCCAGGTCGAAATTCTTTTTGGCCCGTATGCCAGGATCATCACGCCCAAAAGCATCGGCGATGGTCGCCTCTACCGCATCCTCCTCAACATCGTCACCGTTGACGGGCGCAGGAGGGGTCGATTTCACTTCCTTCAGAGCCTTATTCTCAGCCTCTAGCCGCGCTACATAGGGTTGTGCTTCTTTACCCCACTTTTCCCACTGCTGATTCTTCTGTTCTGCCGCCTCCTTATGCTTAACCATCTCATCAAAGCGGACGACATCAGACGATTCATCTACGCTGGCTTGTTCCGGTCCAGGATCCGGTGTCTGATCGGTTGAGGGCGAGGACTCCTCCACTACACTCGGTTGAACTTCACTCATAATATCTCCTAGTACTGCTTCGCGGGATCTTTACGCGTATAGCTTCCCTTGCTACCCTTGGCCTTGGCCTTGGGATGCCCCTTGCTGCCTGAGGCCTTACGCGGAGCCTTGCCATAATTATCTTTCATGGGTTCTCCTTTGGGTTATGCGCCTTCTTGAGGCGCGTGAGTTCGCGCTGAATGCGTTCAAGACGCTTAGCGTCCATACCCACATCCAGGATGATGGGATCATCATTCTCTTTAAAGGTGAACATCAGGAAGTCACCGGGCAGATTATTACGGGCGACCGTCCTGGTCCCTTCATTATCCAGTGTCAGTAGAGGCACTATCTAACTATCGTCTTCGAGCCGCAGCACGCCTTCGGGCCGCAACGGCTGCTGTTGCGAGAGACGCTCGGCTAGCAGGACGTCGAGTCGTTTGCGCTGGAGCACGTCTTACTGCTCTTCGACTCGGTGCTCTACCGCGAATTGCACCCGATCCTACGGTCCCTCTGAGACGCGATAGTGGTCGTCCGGCTGGCGCACGCGCTGGCGCACGTCTTACTGCTCTTCGTGCCGCAACACGCCTTTGGGGACCTGACCCGCCCCCTCTCCCTCTGAGACGCTCTAGTGTTTGTCCAGCAGGACGGCGAGAGACACTGCGCGTGGGGGTTCTTCGATGTGGCATATCAACCCTCCTTAGGGTCCAATTCCTTCTTGAGGTTCGCCAGACGTAGCCGCCATCGCTCTATGCCCTCGATGACCCCCGCCTGCACGTTGATCTTGGTGATGTTTCCCTCACGGGAGAAACCACGTAGGGAGGCGTTCTCCTTACGTATCATCTCATCAGCCGCCGCCACCAGGTCGTTCCAGGCGGGATTGGTGATGAAGTCCTTCTGTTCACGGGCAGAGGCCAACTACCGGCCCCGGCGTCTGGTTGAGCGAATCCTCGCCTTGGGCCTGGGGGCGAGACCCATCGATCTGAAACCGGGAATAGACGGCGCCCTGCGTCCTCGACCACGCTGTGGTTTATACGCCGGCATGACTATCTCCCTTTCGATGAACTCTTAGTAGGCTTCGGCCCCCGTCGGAAGCCCTCGCCATCCCCATGCTTCTTACCATCCTGGTCTGCGCTTCCTGCGGAGTGCCCCTTACCCATACCGGTGACGGTGTAACTGTCCTTGCTGGTATAGTAGGGTTGCTTACGTGGTCCTCTGTTCACTCTGCTGCTCATTATACCGGTCCTATGTTAGGTGATCCGTTAGGAGGGAGACTCTGTGAGATATCGCCCATCTTCCCACCCTGGTCTACCCCCATCAACTGCGGGACGATCCTATCCTGACTCCCTGCGGGATTCGTAGGTGTAGGGCCTGCATTGTTGGGATCCTGCCCCCCCTGCTGTTGCTGTAACTGCATCTGTTGCTGCTGCTGCATCTTCTGCTGCTTGGCCTGCACATGCGCCTGGTAGTGGGCCATATGCCCCTTAAGGTTCGGGGAGCCCATACTCTGGAACTCAGAGGACTGGATATGCTCAAGGCTCTCAACCATATGACTATCATCGTTGTCGTTGGGATGTACCGGTCCCGGTTTACCTATACCGTGGATCTGCTGGTCCATCTCCCCGTTCTCCTCATCCTGTGGCTTGGCGACACCTGGACCGACAGCCTCCTTAGGACCGAAGAAACGCTCCGGCGTAGGTATGTTCCTGGCGTTGGCGGAGAACATGCTCATCTCCCAGAGCCTGCCCATGTCCTGCGTGATCAACGGGTTCCACTGTGCCATAGCCTCCAGCGACTGCGCCTGCTCCTGTCTCGTCATGCTCGAGTAGGTGCCCTGGTTGGAGCCTACCCGGTAGTCATACTCACCGCGCATACGGAGGTCTTCTCTGGATAGTTTCTGCGTCAGCGGACCCTCCTTGCCCTGCAGGCGTAGTAACCGGTAGTCGGGACCATACTGTATCTCCATCGTCTGTATCATCTTACAGAGGAAGGCGAAGGCCTCGGAATCCTGACTGACCAGCGTCTCCATACGGGCGAGAGCCTCCTGCTGCGTACCTACAAAGCCGGTAGCATGTCTTGCGGCGGCACCCTGAGTGGGGGAGATACCAAGAAATAGATCGGTGACGCCCATGACCCGTTCAATGATCGTGAACAGTTGCTGCTCTTCCTGGTAGTAGAAGGAGGTGACCGACTGTAGTTGCGGGAAACGGATGTCGTTAGGGTCATCGACCGGGATACCGGAGAGTGGCTTGAGTTCTATCTGTTCAGGGTTGATGCCCGAGGTAGCTTCTAGCTCCGCTGAGAGGTGCTTGCCTATCTCCGCGATCCCCATGCTATACCAGCGTGTCCCGACTACCTGGTAGTGCATCTCCAGTAGCGGCCGTTCACCGGTGTTGACGATATCTGAGAGCCTGAAGGCCCCCAGCAGCATACGCGGTCGGCGACACCAGAAGAAGACGATCTCCTGCGTCTCATCACCGTCAGGACCCTCTATCTCCCACGGGGCGAAGGCGGTGATGATCTCATACTCAGGATTGGCGTTAGAACCTCTGGTGGTGCCCCGAGAGTTACGGTCGCGGCCTTCGTGCCGGTCGTGGGATCGTGCGGAGGTCTGGTTGGTGGTGCCGGACTCTGACTGGGATCTATCCTGCGCCGGCTGGTCAGAGCGCCATTCATCCTTGGTGTCTTTGTCGGAGCCCTCTATAAAGGTATAGGCCTTCTCCCTCTTGTCCCATATCAGGTTCAGATCCTCCCAAGAGCGGAGCATGACCCAGGGAGCACCGGAGGGGTTGGAGAGGGATCGAGGCTGCAGGTTGATGCCCGTGTCCATAGGACATACGACATCATCCCAGGTCTTCATCTCTATCACCGGACCGTGATACCGGGACTTCTCCACCAGGTTGACCTTCTCAGGAACTGCCTCAACGGCGTTACCTTCCTCATCTACCTTGAGGGTATCGTCGAGATTGAACTCGAAGGCGGGGAGGGCGCTATTCTCATAGTCACGGACGATGTACTTGTCGTTGACGTAGGACAGCAGACCTACACTGTAGCCGTGGATACCTCGGGAGCGAGATAGACGGGACCATATGGCCCTGGCGTTCATACGCTTGGGCTGCAGGTGCCAGTCTATCAGTTTGGTGGAGTGGCGGAAGGCCTCGGAATCATCGTCCTCTTCGGCCTGCCCCCCTACCAGGGGTGTCTGCCCCCAGATAGTAGAGTCAAGACGCACACAGATGGCGTCAACAAGCCAGTAGATGAGCGGTACGTGCAGGTTCGCGGCGTTGGCCCACGGACCCTCCCTGTCAGCTACGTTGCCACGGAACATATCATCGTAGCTCTCGTGATCTGACTGAAAGGAGGTGCGGTCCTCTATCTGACCGTTATACAGGTCCTCAAGGTGATGGAGGATGGTATCCTTCTCATCATCCTTGAACTTCAGGGGTACCGGAGCGGGGAAAGGTGAGGGCATTCACACTCCTGTGTATATGAGTGGGCTATTTAACCCATTACACACAGTAGTGTTAGTGTTACGGGGGTGTCAAGTCCTTTTTTGCGGGGGTTACTATGCCATATCTATCACATAATACGTTGAAATGCGTCCCGTCACTGAGACCCAACGCCCGCATCGCCTGGGCGTTGGTCCTGGACATCCGGCATACGCGCCGTAACTGATCCTCACTGATCGATGATTTCTTCGGCATACATCCCATCTCCCATCAGGTCGCGTATCTGCTCCCATACTCCCGCCTCCTCAAGCATAAAGCGGGCTATATGCTTAATCTGGTCCTCCTTGTAACGCTTGAGCAACTCTTGACGCCTATCCTGCACGTCATCGGGGAGGACGACCTCTATGAGGCCCTGCAGGGCCTCGATGACGAAGGTGGCCTTGTCATCATCGCTCATCAGGATCATCTCGGAGTTGGGGTGCCTCTTCTGCCAGGTGATACGGGCGGCGTCGGCCTTGGACCAGTCGAGGTTATCCAACAGATCAGCGAGGGTCAATATCCGCCTATCCCCGGTTTATGTACGTGCCCCTGCTGTTTATTAATAGGCCGGTAACCCAACTGCAGCATCCGATACGCCATCCACAGCGACTGTGCCGGCAGCCCCTGTCCGTGACTAACACCGGCTTGTGTAGCCTGCACCGGTAGATCCGCGGGGAAGGAGATGCGAGCCATAGCGTCCTTGGCCTTGTCCACCAGCAGCATGCCGCTCTTAGGATCTATCGGTCTCTCCGTAAGCAGGCGCTCTATGTCCTGGTGTACTACCGCCTCATCAGGGAGAGGGACAGGATGTAGGGAGGCGGTGACGTCGAAGCTCTGGAAGGACGACCATAGACCGCGGGCAATCTGCGGTTCGAGGGTGTCATTGTAGAAGGCCAACCCCTCGAGGGAGCGTATGCTCTGCACCAGGTCGGCGGGCCGCTCAGGACACCCTATCCGATCCGCTCGGTAGCGGTCCTTCAGCGTTATCAACTCCTTCCCTACCGTATGCGCTGATGGCAAGACCTTCTCGTCAAGCACATAGTAGCATACTTCCTGCTTGTCCCTCCAGGAGAAGATGCGCTCACCGACGACACAGAGATGGGCGGCGGTCTCCCACGATACGCCTATCGCTATACGGCGGAAGATCAGTTGGAAGGTGTCATCGTCACCCATAGCCTCAGGGAGGTGCCATAGACAGGAGAGACCCTCAGGGGCGGGGAAGGTGCCTATATGCTTCACTGGACGATACCCTTGATGAGGATGTCGTGGACGGCCGTCAGGTTGACCTTCTTGATATGCTGGCAGACATAGTTGGGGTCTACCATGACGCCCCCTATGTCCCTGAAGAAGGTGAAGTCCTCCCCTAGCCACTCGATCCCAGGCTCGTAATGGAAGGGATCCTCAGGTAGCTTGTCGAAGACCTCCCTGCGTAAAAGAGCACACCCCAGTCCGGTAGCGGCGGCATGGAACGGTTCGTCGGGCCAATCCTGGCGGCGGTAGAGGGCCCAGGTGCCCTCCCCATCACCGGGCCTGTAGACGTTCCAGTGCAGCGCGCGGTCTAGGCGGAAGGACTCGTAGGGACCGCAGACGGCGGAGTAGTCATGGTCGAGGAAACTCAGATTCATCGGCGGTACCGTGTCAGAGTCTATCATCCATAGATGGGTACAGTCAGAGTCGAGAAACGCCCTGAGGATCATGTTCCTGCCGTGGGCGATTCCGTAGCCGGCGGTATAATGCCGTTGGGCATCGATCTCAATATTACGAAGGCTAGCTAGCCACATGAGCCAGTCCGTCAGCGAGCCCTCTACCTGACCTTGGGTGGGTATCCTCAGCATGATCTTCATGGCAGACTCATCAGGGTGCGTATGTGCTTGTTATGGTCCCAGGCAGGATGCCAGGTGTGTCCTACCTCCTGGGTGACGCCCCAGAGGGACATGGCCGAGGCTATCACCCCGTCAATCTGCTTGGACTGCTTCATCTTGACGATACGCCAGCCCCTCTCCGTATGTATCGCGTTGGCGGAGGCGAAGTGGGTCCTCAGGGCAGGGTCTTTAGGGAAGAGGACAGAGCCGTCATGGATATGAGCGTGGAGGGTGTTGGAACAGGGGAGCATCATAGACTGCTGGTTGACCTCTACGAGGATGTCCTTATAGCCCTCCTCGATGAGCCGCTGCTCAGTGGTCGCGAACTGATAGGGGTCGTAGAGCAGGGCGGCGACACGGTAGGTGGCGAGGACATCGAAGAGCGCCGGCTCCACCTGATTGATGATATCTACGGGGGCGGGCCATATAGCGGAGCCGAAGCAGCCGAAGGTGCTGTCATCCATGCGGAAGTACCCGGTCAGGGCGGTAGAGTCACGCTTCACCGCCAGGTCAAGACCCAGGTAGAGGACGGGATCCATTATGAGCTTCCCTGCAGATCATTGACCAGGTCGTCGATCATCCTCTTCCTTGAGGGCTTATACATCTTCCTGTGCTGGTCTATCTCCCAGAATCGGGTCGTCTCTATCAACCCCTCCTGCACCCAGTCGATCCTGGTGAGGTACATGTTGCTCCAGCCATTAGGGGGAACGTTGACCTCCGCGGCCATCATCATGCTCTTGGAGGTGTGAGAGCCGAAGCTATCCTTCCAGTAGACGACACCGTGGACGTAGTCCTGACCCATGAAACCCCTACTTTTAGAGTGCACCCAGAAGACCTGCGGGGGGATAGGCAGCCCGTCAGGAGCCTCTCCATGGATCTTGTAGATGGCGTCACGCTCTATCTGTGAGAGCAGGGTGATTATCGGGCTTTGTCGGTAGATCGCATGCCCCTCTGGGCTGGATAGTGGGTATGAGACCGCTGGTTTCTAGCGTAGATGCGCTGTGCCTGCTCTACCGCGGCGTCGGTGAAGAAGTAGGGCTTTCTATACCCTGACTCCTGCTCAGCGGCCAGCCAGCCCTTCTTCGCGTACTTCTTCAGCGTCCTCTCCGCGATACCGGTCCGCAGTGCCAGATCCTTGATGTTCAGGGGGCTGTGGGGGGCGCCGGACCTGATCCCTGGGTGATCCCCTGTGCCTCCCTGGATGACTTGGCCCTAGCGGCTAACTTCTCCCGCTTGCGACGCTCCGTATACTCCAGGAGGGGCTCGTCGGGTAAGGCCTTGGGGCCTAGATCCTCGATAACAGCCTCATCGCCACCGACATCCGTCTCCGCTGACGCTTCGACAATGGCGAGGATATCCTGATCCTTCATCAGCCAGTATACATCCCCGTTGTAACTGATCTCCGTGCCGGCGTACTTGGCGACGACGACACGATCACCTACCGCCGTATCCATCGCTATCCTAACACCCTTGTCCAAGGCCCCAGGGCCTACGGCGACGAGAACGGCGATGTCCGAGGCTCGCTGTGCGGTGTCCGGTATCAAAATACCACCCTCCGTAGCCTCATCACCGGCCTCCTTCTGTACGATTACCCTGTCCGCTATCGGTGCTGGGAACATATTTCCTACTCCTTGTTCTCGTGTTGTGAGGCCCATTCCAGCCAGCGTTTTATCATCATCCCTGCAAGTTCCCATCTCTCCTCCATAGTAAAGACTACTCCGACTACGCCATCATACCCCCCATAAACATCTCCATCCGTCCCCAGGCCAACGATACCTTTGTTGGCATAGAAGGTCTTTCCAGTACTCAGGGTGATCTCATCCTCATCCATCTCTGGTGTTATTGTCATTCCATCAATGCCTTGATCATCCGCAGCACATGCGTCTCCAGAGATCTTATTCTCCCCTTATCCACCACCGTACCTACCTCGTAGGGGAAATACGTCGCTATCCTGCCACACACCCCACACTCCCGTTGATGTAAGGCGGTCAAGTAGTCGGGAGGGTGCTTGAAGGCCTTGAGAGCCATGGTACCCTCACACCTGTAGACCGGACAGTCAGGTAGCCCAGGACATAGGGATGTGTGGCTTGACCCCGAGGGGTCACCCATCTAAGGGAATCCACCAGCATTCGTAACCGTAGATGACATGGCCGCCATCCAAGGTTATCCGCACCGTCCAGTCATCCTCCCGCTCAGCCAACCCCTCCTTACCCAGGTGCGGGATAGAGACCTCGGGGGTCGAAGCCATAAGAGAACTGCCATTAAAGGGTTTGTAACCCTCCGCGTCGACGATCCGGCAGCGGGTGGGGTAAGAGATATCCTTACTCATGGGGTAGGAGCCTGACCCCTGGGGATATAATCCAGCAGCGCATCCAACAGCGCCTTACCCTTCTTGTCCACCGGGCGGTCAGACCACACCTCCACCGTAGATGACCTATGACCGAACGCACAGGCCCTACTGCGATGCCGTAGACCATCCCTCTTCTCCCTACTATCCACCACCTTCGTCACCCTACCGCAACTCAGGCACCTCATCTCAGCACCAGATCATCCTAAAGAACAACATATGACTACCTAAAATTACTAACGCCCATAGAGGGGTAATTCCTTAACCAAGCTAAGCATATGTAGTAGGGGGTGCAAGCAGAAAGACCGTAGGGGAGTAATACTATAAGAACGGTGCCACTAGAAGGATGGGATACCAAATTAAGAAGATGGGCCTCTTTATATAAGAATATTACAAGGATGGGGCCCCCTATTTTTTTTCTT